GTTCTCCAGATGCTTGAAGCTCAGACCCTCGTCGTGTCGAATGACATGAATGAGGGCTGGGCCAACATGGTCTACAATGAAACAACTTGTACCGCCAGTAGAGTTATGATGACTTCAGACGGGGAGTTTTATACCACCCTGCTCCGAGGCCTTGTGACCTCTGGCGGTCTTCGAACCGCTCAAGCCAACTCCCGCAATCGCGCCATCCTAGCGAAGCTAGCAAACACGTTCATCGATCCAAATCAGAGTGAGTGTTTGTCAGCTACGATGGGGGACGACTGCGTTGAGAACGCGGCCTCGAGCGATCCACAAGTCATGATTCAAGCCTACAAGCAATTTGGTTTCAATCTTAAGGACCTCCACTACGGGCAAGACTTCGAGTTCTGCTCGCACAAATGGGTGGAGTCGAGGGTGGCAATACCCCTCGGATGGCGGAAAAGCCTCTATCACTTGCTCGAGAACGAGTTTGATGATGAGGTCTACGCCACCTTCCTTCACGAGATGAGGCACCTCAGACGCCGTCATGGTTCGGAAATCGACCTTGATGACGTCGTCCAGTTCCTGCGCTGGGTTGGCTATCTGGACAGCCAAGATTTCGACCCAGCAAACCAAGGAGTTTGCCTTTCTGAAATACAGAACAACACAGCGTTCCAAATGGTTGGAACAAAGAAGCCGACGAAGGTGCTTCAGGTCAGAGTGCCTACAGCCCACGACGTCGCCCAGGGCGAAGTTCTTCGCCAAGAGAGAATTATGCGCCTTCAAGACAAGGCTAACGCACAAGCCGTCAAATCCGCGCGGATTGGTCCTTCGGTTAAACAGCAGAAGGCCAAGTCCAAAACCTCCAAGGCCAACACTCGAACCGCCGTGAAACCCGTCAAGGACTACATGAGCTCTTCAATGTCGGCCTACGCCAAGTGCGTTTCGAACCCTTTCAATTCTGGCCCCGCTCGGGGTCCGGCAAAAGGAAATGTGGTTCCTACGGAGAGGTCGTTCATCTTGACGACCACATCGTCTTTTGGGGCGCCCATCGCCGCAGACACCGTCAACATGATAGGCTTGTTTGGCGGCGCTGGGAACGCACTCGACGACAGCATCGACAGCGTCTCTACGCATAGTTACCCCCAATACATTGGTGGAACCGCCGATACCAACAAGTATATCATTGGTCCCCTAGTGGGTACCACGATTGCCAAACAGGCGGTCGGATATTTGACAGATTCACTTTCCCTGGGGGATAGTTCTCTCGT